TAGCTTTGACTTTGGCTTTGTTGGAGAGCTTGCCATAGTGGAACAATTTTTTAGCTGTTTTAGACATACTTTTTCCAGTCATAAGAGTTCCATCAGGGTGCTTGTGCATACTACCCTTATGCTCTTTACCGTCTTTAAAGTAATGTTTAACACCCATTCCCATGTTTACTTGCCTTTAAAGTACGCTTGTACTTCCGCTAGTAGTTTAGTTTTAGATTTACGGCGGTCTAGCTCAACGCCATATCCTCGCATGAGCACCTCAAGTTCTTTCTTGGATAACTCTGCGTAATCAGGCGCGGTTTCTTTAACAGGGGCTTTAACAGGCGTAGGTTTTACACCCATAGATTTGAGTTTGGCTTCGGCTTGTTCTTTGGTCATTGTATCGTAGACTTTAATGTCGTACGTACCATCAGATTGTTTTACACCAATTTGATAGACTGGTCCTCCTGACGAGAACCTACCGTTTTGAAAAATCTCCATCAATTTTTCCCCTTACGTTTAGTTGAAGATACCCTACGCGGTTTACCCGCAGGTTGTCCCAACCGTTTCTTTTCAGCAATTTTGCTACGTTTTTCAGACGCGCTCATTTCGCTACTCGTTTTAGGGGTTTTACCACTTACACGTTTACTAGGTCTACAATAAGGTGTNNCCGCCCTTTTTGTAGCCGCATCCACTACTGCTTTTCTTATAGTAACTACGCATTATGCGCCCTTCATTGTTACCATTTTGGCTTTACGGACGCCTTGCTTAGCCATACCGCAACCACGAACCTTGCCGCCCTTTTTCATCATAGGCATAGCACCGCCACTGCCTTGACCCATCCGCATAGGAGCACGCTTTTTCTTCTTAGCGGGATCAACTATTACAGAACCTTTAGGGCCACCTGAAGGCATTGGGTCTCCACCCGGCATAGGTTTTGGGCCTTTTGGACCACCTAACGGAACGCCACTATCGTCGTACGGCGCAGGTTGTCCGGGCTTCTTCTTTCGAGGCATTGGACCACCTTTCGGCATCATTCCGCCCATGTTGTATTTTTTCGCTTTCATCACTTTATCTCCAGTTTTTTAACAGTTCCATTTCCGCAAGCTCTTGTTAATACGACTGTTCGGATCGTTAGCCGTTTTAGAGCTTGTGTTACGCTTCTTCATTCCTTTCATGCGAGCGCAAAAAGACTTACGTCTATTCGCAGCCTTGGAGCCTTTCTTCAGTTTACTAGGTTTGGTAGTTACCGCAGTCTTTAATTTACTGCCGGGATTTGCCCGTTTGTAACTATCCACACCCTTCTGATTAAGACCACCAGACTCACTCTTACCTTCCTTACGAGTCCAAGCGGCAGACTTTTTAACCGAGCCTCCGCTTTTATAGTAAGAACGCATAACCTACTCCAATATCAGAGTTATTTTGTTACTAGTGCCAGTAAGCGCGGCAACAAAACAGCCGTCACTAGCCAATATACCGTCTGCGGGTATATAAACATCGTTCCAGCCTACAGGTAATGTAAGGTCCAAAAGTATATCCCCAGCAGCGGTACCGTTACGCAATTGAAACGTACACGCGGCGGCGGCATTGACCAACACACCCAATATACGGGAGCGGTTTGGACCAACAAGAGCAGCAGTGTCACCCTGCGAGAAGTTAAATGCGCGTACTAAATTAGCAGCCATGTTATCACCTCTCTATTACGGTTGAATTGCAGTGTTAAACGCCTGTGCATACATTACAGTAATTACTGCGCTACCCGCAGTAGTAGCTGCGGAAGAAGTAACAGTTAAACGCTCATCAGCAGTTCCTGTGTTACCCCAAGCAAGGGTTCCACCGCCAGAAATACCAAGGGCTTTGATGCCTACGGTTGTTCCTGAAGCAAGAGTGTTAATGTATGTGGAAGCGCCGCCAACAGTATCACCAACACTAATGTTAGTAGTAGTATTAGCTGCAACAGCCAAATCAACAATAATGTTAACGATTTTAGAGTTAGCGGGAATGACCATATCGGTGACGACCGCAGCAAGTGCACCGCCAGATAGATCGGCTGTATAGGATTGACACATTACAACATAACCGACGTTTGCTACGTCAGTACCTACTGTTGTGCCATTAGTGTTACGAATAGTGCCAGCCCGTATAGGACCAGAAAATGTAGTAGTACCCATGTTAATCTCCTGTCTTGGGTTAGTCAGTTACGGGAATGTAACTGTCAGGGATTGGTATCTTATATCACAAAAAGTAATGGGGGGCAATAGTTGCCCCCCACACTAATTACGCACCGGGTGATCCGTAAATTCCTAGTGGGTCAGAAACCCCGAAGGAATAACGCTCACGAGCCTTGTAGCGCGAATTGCCCGTGTCAAAGTCAGCATCCATAGATGTAGACATTGGGGTACGAACAAAGTGCTTCAGGCCGTTAGGCACATCAGTCATCAAGAACCAAGCATTGGTGTCTGTGAGGTAGTGGTTAACAGCATATCCTTCAGGGATAGAACCGTTATTGCGAAGAGCGTTAATATCGTTATCCGCAGTACCTACACGACCATCAGTGTCCAACAGACGAGTTGCAACGAATTGCAATGCTGGTGGAATGATGAGCTTCCGTGGCTGAGCAGCAATCAACAAGCCTCGCTCATCTGTCCACTGGCTAATACCAATAACGGCGGCTTCAAGAGAAGTCTCGTTAAGGTCAGCCGCAACAGTTGGGCGGTTCGCGTTGGTGCCACCAGAAACAAGCGGATGCGCTGTTGAGAGCAATGGCTGTCCGTCACCGTAAGTGGTGCCAGCAGCAAATCCATTGTTCAAAATAGACGCAGCTTTAACTTGCTTAGTGTACGCCATAGCACGAGCTAATGCTTTCGTATAACGAGCAGACAGTGAGTCATACAAGTTATCTTCGATGGCTTCTTCAGTAATACTGAACCCCATCGCAATTGTCTCGTGAACGTAGCGTGCACTCCATGCTTCCTGAGCATTGTCATATTCGATGGCTGAGCCTTCGTCCTTGACAGGTGCTGCTGAGAAACCGGATAGCTTAGTTTCTTCTTCAAACGAGCGATCTGAAGATTCCGTTTCAAAAATTTGGGCGTGCTCTTCGCCGTATTTTGCGTATTCCAACCCAAACAGTGCGTTTAGACCGGGAAGTAGCTCTTTAAGGAGCTGGGCGCGTGAAATAGCCATTAGTTATCCCTCCTAGACGCCGGTTAAGTTGTTCATTTGATGCCCTGCGTTCCATTTAACGAGTGCCTCAGTGAACCCACCGGATGAGTTTTTAGTTTCCTCTACAAGACTAATAATGCGCAAAGGCAATGTATTAGTTGTAGCGGTTGTGTCGGAAATACCACATCGTGAATTTCCAGTAGCAGTATCGCCAGCGTTGTTGATCATTGCTACGTTTGCACCCAAATCAGTGATCGCTAGATCGCCAATTACTGGCGTAGCGCCAGCAGCGGATGAAAGTACAGCAACTTTAAACAACACATCAGTGCCATCAGCGACGTAAGCCATGATGTCAGATGCAGCGGTGTTTGCTGGGTAATATTGGCTGAATAACTGATAGCCCAGTGAGGGATCAGTATAAGTACAACCAAGAAATACACCAATAGGCGTCATCGCTGCGTCAGCAGTATCACGTTCTACGGTGCCTCCGGTAACAAGTTGTACAGCGTCACCATTAAAGATGTTCGTGTTATAACCACTCGCAATGCTATATTGACGAGTTACGCCCACGAAAGGTACGCCGCTTACAAGTTTAACCGGAACTAGCCCTGAAGGGCCACTTACAGTTGGGTAAGCCATGTTAAGCTCCTAATTTAAGTTCCGTTTCCAAAAGTAACCTTCGTTTGTCTGTTGTTAAACAGAGGCATACGAGGATCATTTTCTCTCATGAGACTGTTGTCTACAGAGTGCATCTGAGCGTCTGTCTGTTGTTGGTAGTGACTAGACCGTTCTTCAACTAACTCTGATGGAGCTTTACATAACATCAAACCACCAATTACTACGTTCTCTGCAAAGCGTTCATTCTCTACAGTAACCATCGTAATCTCGGGGTGATCTTGTGCTTTACAAGGCTCCCAACCTTCTCTTAATTTCGAGGATACATTCGTGGCATCTACTTGCCCTTGCGTGCTTATACGAACCCAATGAAATTCATAACCCGGCTCGGGATTTGGAGATGGTAACACCTCGGGACGCGTCCAAGCCTTTTT